TCTGGGAGCGCTACCGTGGCAAGGTCGCCGGCGTTTCCTTTGTCCATGACGACAAGGCGCTGCTGGTTCCCGAAGGTGTGCCGGACTTGTATATCTCCGTGTTTGCACCTGCCGACTACATGGAAACGGTCAACACTCAGGGCATTCCGTACTACAGCATGATTGAACCGCTGCCCTTCAACAAAGGCATGGCCGGCGAAGCGCAGTCCAACCCGCTGCACATTTGTACTCGACCGCGCGCCCAGATCCTGCTGGAACTCTGACCGTGGGCTTTCGCGATCTGATCGCCGAGGTGGACGCGGTGGTGTTCGAGACGCTGGGTGACACCGCACGGATCGAGGGTCGCGAAGAACCCGTGTTCGGCATGTTTGCCGCGCCCTGGCTGCAACCCAAGTTCGGCAAGCTCAACACCGGTCTGCGTGAGCCGCGCTTTGAGATCCGCGTCAGCGATTCTCAAGGTCTGGAGCAGGGCATGCGGGTCAGCGTCGACTTGCCGGCCTTGGATGGCGGCGGTGACTACGACCTGATTCAGCTCGAGCCGAGCGGTGACGGTCTGGTCGCCCTGATTCTGAGGTTGCGTCCATGAGCGTCGACAGCTATTTCAAACCCTCGGCCGCCGGCGGGATGATTTCCATCCAGTCTTCGGCCACAGACTTTCAGGCGTTTCAGGACTTCGCGGCGTTGGTCCCCAAGGCAGCGGCAGCGGCGCACCGGCGTGCGATCAACAAGACGTTGGGAAGATTGCGCACGCACATTGCCCGGGCTGTTAGCCGGTCAGAGCGCATTGCCGTAGCAGCGGTGCGTCAGCGCTTGCGCAGCTATCCGGTTTCCGGCGGTGCAGCGAGCGGCAAACTGTGGTTCGGTTTGAACGCCATCGAGTCCAGCCGGATCGGCCGGGCGCGGCAAACCGGTAGTGGTGTGTCGGTGGCGGGGCGGCGTTACCAAGGGGCTTTCCTCAAGAAGGTCTACGGCAACAAACCCGACATCTGGATCCGCACAGCCAGCAAGCATTTCAACGGGGACGACTACCCCGACAGCACGGTCTCCCCCGGTCGCGGGGCGAGTTCTGGCTGGGTCGCCGAACACGGCAGTCGTTTCCCGCTGGCCAAGGCCAAAGTCTCGCTGGAGCAAGCCCGGCCGCATTTCGACAGCTGGGTCAAAAAGGCAGATGAGATCTTGTTGGCGATTCTCAAACAAGAACTCAACTACGAGCTGCAGAAATACCTCAAGAGGATCGGCAATGTCTGACGAACCGTTCAGCCTGGATCAATTATACCGGGCGGTTGAACAACATTTGCGCGCTCATCTTTTGGGTGTGCAGACGGTCACCGCCTGGCCGAAAGTTTCGGATCGTGTGCTGCTGCCAGCGGTGTTTCTGGAGCTAGCCGAGATCGAGCCGGGTACCGATATCGGCACCGGCGAGACCTCGCTGGTGTGCAAGTTCGAGGCGCGCGTCATCGTCGACCCGCTCAAGCCGAACCATCACCAGCAGGCCGTGCAATTGGTGACTCAATTGGCCGTGCTGCTGCGCGCCCAGACGTGGGGCTCGGCTGTCGAACCCGCCGAGTTTGTCCAGGCTCTGCAGGACTGGACCCAGCCGCAGCTCGATGGCTACACGGTCTGGCTGGTGGAGTGGAACCAACAGATTTACCTCGGCACCGAACAATGGCCATGGCCAGATGATCAGCCGGGTGAACTGCGGTTGAATGACTACGCCGTTGAGGTCGTTGTCGATCCGGAGCGGGATTTATGAGTTACGCGACGGCTCAACATGACCGCATGCTGGCGGGGGTGGTCAAAGCTTGTTATGTGGTGGCGGTGGACCTCGCCGCGTCGCCGCCGGTGTGTCGGGTATCGGATGGTGAATGGACAAGCGCCTGGGTGCGTTGGCACAGCATCGCCGCCGGCAAGGCACGCCATTGGCGCGCGCCGAGCATGGGCGAGCAGGGCAGCTTAATCAGTGCCAGCGGTGATGTCTCGCAAGGGACGTTCATTCCTGGCCTGTACGGCAATGCCGGCAGCCAGCCGGACAATCGCGATCACGTCGAGGTGTGGCGGTTCGATGATGGCGGCTCGCTGGTGTACGACTGGCAGGCCAAGTCCTACACCATCACCCTGCCGAGTGGCACGGTGACGATCAAGGTCGGCGGCACGGACGTCGTCGTGACGGATAGTGCGGTGACAGTGAAGTCGGGAACGATCGATCTTGAAGCCACCGTGAACATCAAAGGCCCGGTCAATATTGATGGCGCGTTACGCGTAACGGGCAACATCGACGGCGCAGGCAACATCATGGCCGTCGGCGACAGCGACAACCACCACAAGCATTAACCCAAACATTCATCCAGCCCGCCGCGTGCGGGCTTTTTTGTACCTGGAGAAAACCCATGGCCAAGATCAATGACCAGTCTGTCGAGGAGCAATTACCGTCGACGATTCGCCAGCCTGCTACCGCTCTCCTGCGCGTGCCGGATCTGCCGTTGAAGTTTCGCGACAAGCTCTATACCTCGCGCACGCTGTGCATCCCTGGAACGGATCGCACGCTGGCGGTGGCAAAGCACGAGGTCGAGGTGTCGGCGTCCGATGAGCAGGCTGTCAGCTTCCTGAAGGCGCATCCCGAACTTGAACCGTTGGAGTGACATAGATGATCGGAATGGATCGCCACACCGGCCAACCCATTTCCGGCATCGCTCACTTGCGCCAGTCGATCCCCGACATTCTAGGCACGCCGCTGGGCAGCCGGCGGCACCGGCCGGAATACGGCAGCAAGATGCGGCGGTTTATCGACTTGCCCGTTAACAAGGGCTGGATCAGCTCCGTGCAGGCGGAAGTCGCGCGCGCGCTGGGCCGCTGGGAGCCGCGTTTGAAGCTGGATCGGGTCAGCGTCGTTTCGGTGATCGGCGGGCAAATCAATCTGAAAATCGCCGGTCAGTACCTGGGCGACAGCGTCACGTTAGAGGTGACCGTATGAATATCGTGGATCTGTCGGAGTTGCCGGCGCCGACCGTGCTGGAGCCGCTCGACTTCGAGGACACCTATCAGGACACGCTAGGGGTCTTTCGCGGGTACATGGGCGACAACTGGACGGCGGTGTTGGAGAGTGATCCGGTGGTCAAGGTGCTGGAGACGGGCGCCTATATCAAGGTCGGTAACCGCGCCCGGGTCAACGATGCCGGCAAGGCCCTGCTGCTGGCGTACGCCATTGCCGGCGACCTCGATCACCTTGGGGCTAACGTCAATTTGAAACGCCTGGTTATTCAGGCGGCGGATCTGCAAGCGGTGCCGCCGGTGCCCGAGGTCAAGGAAGAGGATGACCCGTTTCGCGAGCGCATCCAGTTGGCCTATGAAGGCCTGACCACGGCCGGCCCGCGTAACAGCTACATCCTGCACGCGCGAAATGCCTCGGGGCTGGTGGCGGATGCGTCGGCCGAAAGCCCGGCGCCTTGTTACGTTACGGTAACGGTGCTGAGTACTGAGGGTGACGGGCGCGGCGTAGCCAGTCCTGAGTTGCTGGCCACGGTGCGGGCTGCGCTGAACGACGACGACGTGCGCCCGGTCGGCGATCGGGTCACGGTCAAGAGTGCGGAAATCATTGATTACCGCATTGACGCGATTCTGCACATGACCGGCGCCGGCCCCGAAATGGATGCCAGTTTGGCGGAAGCCAAGGCCCGGCTAGCGGCATGGATCAATCCCCGCAAGCGCCTGGGGGTGGAGGTCGCGCGTTCCGCGATCGACGCGCAATTGCACGTTGCCGGCGTTTCCCGGGTGGAGTTGCCCGACTGGGTCGATCTGGCCCCGACGAAAGAGCAGGCGGCGTTCTGCGTGGGCTACACCGTGACGATGGCGGGCTGACATGAAGAGCTTTCTGCCGATCAACAGCACGCAACTGGAACGGGCCATGGAGGCCGGTTTTTTCGAGAAGACGATTGTCCCGCTGCGTGACCTGTACAACGCCGATACCTGTCCGGCGCATCTGCTGCCGCATCTGGCGTGGGCGTGGTCGGTCGATCGCTGGGACTACCGATGGCCCGAGGCGACCAAGCGCGCGGCCATTAAGGCCTCGTATTACATCCACAAGCACAAGGGCACGATCGGCGCACTGCGTCGGGTGGTCGAACCGCTGGGCTATCTGATCGAGATTGTCGAATGGTTCCAGACCGTGCCCGAGGGCATGCCTGGCACCTTCGCCTTGAAGGTCGGCGTGCTGGATACCGGTATCACCGAGGAAATGTATCAGGAGCTTGAACGCCTGATTGACGACGCCAAACCCGTCACGCGGCACCTGACCGGGCTGGCGATCAGCCTCGAAACACAAGGTGATTTGAATATCGCCGTGTCCCTCTTTGAGGGCGACGAAATCGACGTTTACCCACCCGTCATGCGTGACATCGAGGTCACCGGCAGCTTCGGCGTGGTCGGTCGCGAACACACCATAGACACCCTGGACGTTTATTATGATTGATGCGAATTCGCAGTTTTTAGCGATCCTCACGAATGTGGGGATGGCCAAGCAGGCGAACGCCGACGCGCTCGGCATTCCCTGGCTGATCACCCAAATGGGCGTTGGCGATGCCAACCCGGCCGGCTTGGAAAATCCGCCCAATCCGGTGCCGTCGGTGGCTCAGACCAAGCTGATCAACGAGTGGCGCCGCAAACCGCTGAACCAACTGAAGATCGATCCGGTCAACCCGGCGGTGATCATCGCCGAGCAGGTTATCCCGGCCGACGAGGGCGGTAAGTGGATCCGCGAAATCGGCTTGTACGATGCGGACGGCGATCTGGTGGCGGTGGCCAACTGCGCGCCGAGCTTCAAGCCGCTGCTGTCGCAAGGCTCGGGCCGCACGCAAATCGTGCGGATGAATTTCATCGTCACCAGCACCGGCAACATCACGCTCAAGATCGATCCGGCGATTGTCCTGGCCTCGCGCGCCTACGTCGACGCGGCCATTCTGGAAGTGCTGCCGAAGAACAAGACGCCCGGCGAATTCACGCGGGTCAAGGTCAACGATCGCGGGCTTGTGGTCTCGGGCGACAACCCCGACACGCTGGCGAAAATGGGGATCAAGGACAGCTACACCAAGGCCGAGATCGAGGCGATGATTGCCCAGGCCTCGGCGTTGCCGGTGGGCGCAATGGTCGCGTTTCCAGTGGACAAGGTCGCGCCCGGCTTCCTGGAGCTGGACGGCAGTGTCAAGAGCGCTGCGCTCTATCCCGATCTGGCGACGTTTCTCGGCACGGCGTTCAACAAGGGTGATGAAGGTGCTGGCAATTTCCGCTTGCCTGAATCGCGCGGCGAGTTTCTGCGTGGCTGGGATCATGGACGCGGTGTTGATGTTGGCCGTGCTGTGGGTAGCTGGCAAGATCATCAGCTTCAGACTCACATGCACGCTCTCCGGCATATAGCGAGCACTGCTACAGGTTCTGGCTCGGGGCTGGCTGTTGTTATCAGTGGTTCGGGGACTGGCGCTAATTCGGATGTTCCGATTACAGGCAACGTAGGTGCTGAAACCCGCCCGCGCAACTTGGCGGTCATCTGGTGCCTGAAGGCTTGGAACGCGCCCATCAATCAGGGAACCATCGACATTGCGGCGCTCGCTGCGTTGGCGACGCAGGCCACGGAAATCAAGATCGGCACTGCCAAGATCGCGACGCAAGCACTGACAGACGCCGGCGTTGATGACGCCACGATCGTCACGCCTAAAAAACTGCGCTGGGGGTTCTCGTCGTTCTTTGCGAATAACGGGTTTGTCGTTTTTCCTTCCTGGCTGGGAGGGTTAATTATTCAGTGGGTCGGGACGACCAACTTGGGCGCGCAGGGTGCTTATTCGACTTGGCCAATGGCATTTCCGAATGCGTGTTACGGCGTCTGGCTGACCGGCGCTAATGGAAATTACCCAGGCAGCATTTCGTTGGGTGACAAGCAATTGAACAAGTTCGCCGCCTTTTCTTCAATCTCGCCATTCAGCTTCGGCGCAATCTCTATCGGTCGTTAAGGGGGATCAATGAGGACTTTCTACAGTCAGTCTCAGGGCTGCACGTATCTGGAGGGCCTGCATGCTGTAATGCCTGCCGATGCGGTGCCGATTGATGTGAATCGTATGCTTTCGGTTATTGGTAATCCTGATCCGGAAAAGGTGCGTGGTCATGATGAGTCGGGTTTGCCGATTCTGGTCGACCCGCCTGTCGAGTATCTGGCCGAAGCTGAGCGCAGTTGGCGCGACGAAGAAATTCAGCGGGTGCTGTGGCTGCGCGAGCGGCACCGTGACGAAGTGGACAGGGGGCGTGAGACGACGCTGTCGGTTGATCAGTTCGGTGAACTGCTCGACTACGTCCAGCTCTTGCGCGACTGGCCCGCCAATACTGCGTTTCCTGACAAGTCGTCTCGCCCGGTGATCCCTGAATGGGTAGCCAGCCAAGCCGAATAAACGGCCCGCACTGACGGGGCGTTTTCTTTTCCGTTACGCGTAACACGAACACCCCACAACAGCCTCGCGGATGCGGGGCTTTTTCGTTTCTGGAGATTGGACTTTATGAGTTTCTTTCACGGCGTTACGACCACCGAAATCAAGACGGGGGCGCGCACCATTTCGCTGCCGTCGTCTTCGATCATCGGTCTTTGCGACACCTTCACCCCGGGCATTCTCGGCGGTGGTACGGCCAAGGCCGGCGAGCTGAAGTTGATCACCACTGAGCGCGAGGCGATCGCCGCCTTTGGTGCTGACTCGGCTATCACCAAGGCCTGTCAGGCGATCTACGTCAAAGCCAAGGCGGTGATCGTCGCCATCGGCGTGCCCAAGCTGGAAGACGCCGCGCTGCAAACCTCGGCGATCATCGGCGGCGTTCTGGTCTCGGGCCAGCGTACCGGCCTGCAAGCGCTGATCGACGGCAAAAGCATGTACAACGCACAGCCGCGGCTGTTGATCGCGCCGGGTCATACCAGGACTCAAGCGGTGGCTACGGCGATCGACAGCGTGGCGCAGAAGCTGCGCGCGATCGCCATCCTTGACGGCCCGGGTACCACCGATGAGGCCGCCATGGCCTATGCCGAGAACTTCGGCAGCCGCAACCTGTACATGGTCGACCCGGGTGTGCAGTTCTGGGACACCGTCACCAGCGCGACGATCGACGCACCCGGCTCGGCCTGGGCGGCGGGTCTGTTTGCGTGGACGGATGCTGAGTACGGTTTCTGGGCATCGCCTTCGAACAAAGAGTTCGCCGGCATCACTGGCACCGGCCGCGCGGTCGAGTACCTGGACGGCGACGAGACTTGCCGGGCCAACCTGCTCAATAACGCCAATATCGCCACGATCATCCGGGATGACGGTTATCGCCTGTGGGGTAACCGCACGCTGTCGAGCGACCCGAAATGGGCGTTCGTCACCCGCGTGCGCACGCTGTTCATCCTGATGGATGCGGTGCAGGCCGGGCACAAGTGGGCGGTCGATCGCTCGATCACCAAGACCTACGTCAGCGACGTGACCAACGGCCTCAACGCGTTCATGGGCGACCTGAAAGCCCAGGGCGCGATCATCAACTTTGAAGTGTTCCCGGACACCGAGCTGAACACGGCCAGCCAGATCGCCCAAGGCAAAGTGTATTGGCGCATCCGCTTCACCGACGTGCCGCCGGCAGAGAACCCGAATTTCCTTTTCGAGGTCACCGATCAATGGATGACCGAAGTGCTTGAAGCAGCCTAAGGGGGCCTAGCAGATGATTCCTCAGACTTTGTACAACACCAACCTGTTTGTCGACGGCGTGAACTTTTCCGGCGACGTGCCGAGCCTGACGCTGCCCAAGCTGACCACCAAGACCGACGAGTATCGCGGCGGTGGCATGGCCGGCTCGATCGAGATGAATCAGGGTCTTGAAAAGATGGAGGCGAGTTTCGTCACCAAGGGCGTGCGCCGTGAGTCGCTGAAGTACTTCGGTCTCGCCGATGGCACCGCTTTCAATGCCACGTTCCGGGGTGCCTTCCGTGGTCAGAAGGGCGCGGTGACGGCAGTCGTCGCCACCTTGCGCGGCCTGCTCAAAGAGGTCGACCTGGGCGACTGGAAGGCCGGTGATGCGGCCGAGATCAAGCACGCCGTCGCAGTCACTTATTACAAGCTCGAAATCGACGGGCGCCTGATGTACGAAATCGACATGGTTGCCGGCATTCAAGTCGTCGACGGTAAAGATCAACTGGCGGAAATACGCGCCGCGCTCGGCCTCTAAGGGACTGGAACAACATGACTCAAGCAACTAATAAACCACTGCCGGCCTGGCTGTCGATCACCGCTGACGGCGCTGTGGTGACGCTCACGCGTCCGAGCGAGGCCAACGGCGTCAACGTTGAAACGCTGACCATGCGCGCGCCCTCGGTGCGCGCGGTGCGTGCCGCTGATCACGCGTCGAACGGTAACGACGAGCAGCGCGAGCTGATGCTGTTCGCCGGCCTGACCGAGGTCGGACTCAAGGATCTGGAAGGGCTCAAGCTGACGGACTATCGCCGTGTGCAAACGGCCTATTCGACTCTGGCACCTGATACCGATTACTCCACGTCGAAACCGGCGTGGTTGTCGGTCACCACCGATCAGGCGCTGGTGACGTTCTCCAGCCCGAGCAAGATCAACGACGTGCTGGTCGACAAGCTCGCCTTGCGTTCGCCGACCGTGCGTGACGTGCGCGAAGCCAACCGCGAGGCCGGCGGTGACGCCGAACAGCGCGAGCTGGTGCTGTTCTCCGCATTGTCCGGGGCGCCGGTGGCGGATCTGGAGAATCTCAAACTGGTGGACTTCAGCCGCTTGCAGGCCGGCTATTTTCGCATGGACAACGACGACGGGCTTTAACCCCAGCGTGATCAAAGGGGCGGCAAAACGTCTGGCGGCGGAGACTGGATTCTCTGCCGCCGAAATCCAGGAAATGCCCTTTGCGGAAATGGTGTGGTGGCTCACGGACTGAGCCGCTTTCCGATAAGGCTAGGCACATGGGGGCCATGACATGGCAAACAAAATCGCCCTCGGGCTGGTCATCGGCGGGGCTGTCAGTTCGACGGTTGGCGCCGCGTTCAAGGACGTCACCGGGCGTATCAAGCGCCTTGAGGAAGAAGGCAAGAAAGCGCGCGTTTTGCAAAATGCGATCGGCGACACCATTCGCCTTCGCGAAGAGTGGAAAAAGGCGCATGACAGCGGTGCGGCCGGCGCGTCGAAACTGCTGGGCCGGTTGAACTCCAATCTCGACAGCCTGAAAAAGCAGGGCGTCGAAGTCGGTCGGCTGGAGAAGGCCTATCAGTCGATGGGCCGGGCGGCGAACAAGGCCGAGCAGAAAGCCCGTGGACAGCAGCAGCTTGATGCCGGCGTTAAAGGCATGAAAGGCGCAGCCGGCGCAGCAGTGGTGGGGATCGGCGCCTTGGCGGTGCCAACGAAGGTCAGCGCCGATTTTGGCGCGATCGTGCGGGACATCGCGATCAAGGCCGGCATTGCCAACAAGCCGCAAGAGCAGGAGATGTCGCGCAAGATCATCGACACCTCGCGCGATACCGGCATGGCGCGCAACGACGTGGCCGATGTGGTCAACCAGTTGGTCGGCGCCGGTATGGATCTGAGCAAGGCGCTGGAGTACGCGCCGGTCGCGGCCAAGTTCGTGGTCGGGCAAGGTTCCAGCGGCGTCGACACGGCGAAAATGATCAATGCCCTGGGGCAGAACGCCAAGATCACCGACCCCAAGCAGATGCAGCAGGCCCTTGAAGCGATCGCCTACCAAGGGCAGGCCGGCAGCTTTGAGGCGGCCGACATGGCCAAGTGGTTTCCCGAATTGCTGGCCAACATGGCCAGCAACGGTATCACCGGCATGGACGCGGTGACGCAACTGGGCGCCATGCTGCAGGTGCAGATGAAACAGGCGGGCAGCTCGGACGAGGCGGCCAACAACCTGAAAAACTGGATGGGCAAAATCGGCTCAACCGACACCGTAAAGGCGTACGAGAAGGCCGGTATCGACTACAAGGGCTCGATGCAGACCGGTTTGCAAAACGGCATGTCCACGCTCGAAACCAGCATGGCGTTGGCACAGAAGTACATTCAGGCCACGGATCCGAAGCGCGCGGCGGCCATGGCTGAAGCGACGTCCAAGATCAGCAAGGAAGCCAACCCGGACAAGGCCAAGGCCATGATGGCCTCGCTGGAGGAATCCTTGCGCACCGGCGACCTGTTCGCCGACATGCAGGTCAAGGCCGCGCTGTCGGCCTACATGCAGAACAAGGCGCTGTATGCGCAGCTCAAGAACGATTCGCGCGATGCGACCGGGATCCTCGACAAGAACCTTGCCGAGCGGCGTCAATCGTCCTCGCAAAAGTGGGCCGAAATGGCCCAGTCGATGGACGACGCCATGCGCAGCGTGGGGGACGCATTACGGCCGGTCACGGATCTGGTGGCAGATTCGCTGACCAAAGTCACCAAGGGCATTACCTCGCTGTCTGACAGCGCGCCCGGGGTGGTGACGGGCGTTGTCGCGGTCGGCGGTGGCCTGATCGCGCTCAAAGGCTTGTTCAGTTCGTTCAAGATCGGCAAAGGCCTGTTCAATCTGGCGCGCGGTTCTTTGGGCGGCGGCAAGTCCGGCGAGGTGCAGAAGGTCTTTGTGACCAACGCCAAGGACGGGGATGGCGATGGCGGCGACGACAAGGAGGCCGAACCCAAGGGCAAGGCCGGCAAGGCGCTGTCGCTGGTAGAAACCGGCCTCAAGGCTGTGGCCGCGTACAAGGGCGTGCCCATCGACGGCGAGGGCGATAGCGAAGGCGAGGGTGGCGAGGGCGACGACAAGAAGGCCGGCAAGTTCGACTTGATCAGCACCGGCCTCAAGGTGGTTTCAATTGCCAAGGAAGCGGCCTCAGGTGGCGACGACGATGGCGACGGCGGCGAGTCAGGCGGTGGCGGCGACGAGGTCAAAAAGGTGTTTGTCGTCAACGCCAGTGCCATGGGCGGCGCCGGCGGAGCGGGTGGTGCAGACGGCCCGGGTGAATCGCGTCGACGTTCGCGTGGGTCGAGACGCTCCCGCCGTCGTGCCGGCGGTTCGCGTCCGCCCGTACCCCGTCCGCCGGTGCCTGTACCACGGCCGCCGATTCCGCCAGTGCCGCCGGTACCCGGGGCGGCGGCGTCCAAGCTGGGCACGGTCATGAAGGCGGCCGGCAAGGTCGGCAAGGTCGGCAAGTTCATTCCAGGCGGTTCGCTGATGGAAGCCAGTTCCATGGCTTACGACACCTTTGAGAACGCCAAGACCAAGGATGAAAAGGCCGAGGGTTACGGCGCGGCGGCCGGCAATATGGCGGGCACCATGGCCGGCATGGCCGCAGGGGCGGCCATCGGTTCGGTGGTGCCGGTCATCGGCACAGCGATCGGCGGCTTGATCGGGGCTTACCTCGGTAGCCAGGGCGGCGCCGCGCTGGGCGGTTCCCTGGGCAAAGCGCTGTTCGGTGGCGAGGACGAAAAGCCCGAGGAAAAAGCCCCGGTGCCGACGACCCCGCTGATGATGGCGCAGGTGCCGCCGCAAGGCCCGGTGCTGGGTGATGCTGCGCGCTCGATGGCGGTCACTGAGCCGCTGAAGTCGGCGGCGTTGGCGATCCAGGCCAAGGAGCCAGAAAAGCCGGTACCGGCGAAAGTCGATCAGCAGTTTCAATACTCGCTGAACATGCCGGTCACGGTGCAGGGTGATGTCAAAGACCCGCAGCAAATGGCTCAGGATCTGATGCCACACATGCAGCGAATGATGGCCGACGCGGCGAAACAGAACGCCGCCAAGCTGTACGACGAACCGCATATCTAAGGGGCATTCATGGCTTACATGGAACAGATGCAATCAAGCCTCAAGTATTTGACTGAGGCGGCCGAGACGGGCCGGCGCAGCGCCGAAGGGATGTTGACGCCGGTCAACGGCGCAATCAGCGAACTGACCGGCGCGGCGTCCGAGCTGGAAAACATTCCGTTCGTGGGGCCGGCGATCGGCGCCAAGCTTCAGCGGGTGATGCGCAGTGTGGATGCCGCGCAAGCCAAGGTCGGTCAGGTGGTGGCGGTGTACGGTCGAGCGACCCGCGCCGCCACTGAGGTGCAAGAGCGGTTAGGCACGCTGAAGGAACAGGCGGGCAAGGCGGCGACGGCGATCAACAACGTCGCCGGCAAGGTCAGCCCGGCGCTGGCCAACATCGTGCCGACCAGCGCCTTTGCCGTGGACGCCACGCCGGCGCCGGAAGCGGTGAAGCCGTTCCCGCACCTGATGATCATCCAGCCGCGCGACCCGAAACTACAGCCGTACTATTTCAACCTGGACACGGCCGCATTCGACGAGCTGAGCCGCTCGACAGAATTCCGCTGGGCCTCGCAGGAGCGTTTGACGCGCCGGCCGGCCAAGCAGGCTATCGGTATGGGCGATGAAAAAATGACGCTCAAGGGCACGATCTACCCGGGCTTCAAGGGTGGGCTTAAGCAGCTCGACACCTTGCGCTCGATCGGCGCCAGGCTACAGCCGCTGACCCTGACCACGGGTTATGGCGAGGTGATCGGGACATGGTGCCTGAAGAGCATCAACGAAGAACAAAGCGTGCTGCTGCACGGCGGCATTCCCCGTAAACAGGGCTTCACTCTGGAATTTGAGCGCTATGGCGATGACATGCAGGACATCTGACGGCGACATGCTCGATGTCATTTGCCACAACTACTACGGCCACCTCAACGGCAGCACCGAGGCCGTGCTTGATGCCAATCAGGGGTTGGCCGATGAGCCACAACCCTACCGGGTCGGGGTGCTGATCACGTTGCCGGATCTGCCCACCCCGACCGCCGAAAGCGTCAGCCTTTGGGATTGACCGTCGACCACCTCGCCACCGGCGCGCTGCTGCGTTACGCGTAACGGCTCATCGTTTTCTGGCCCGCCTTGTGCGGGCTTTTTTTGGGCAAACTTTCATGACTCCGATGTTTCGAATCGTCGCCGATGGTGCCGACGTCACGGCCAAGATCAACGATCGGCTTCTGTTGCTGCGCACCTCGGACAAACCCGGGATGGAGTCCGACGAGTTTGAACTGCGCATTGATGACCGCGACGGTCAGGTGCAACTACCAAGACGCGGCAGCTCGATCGAGGTCTATCTGGGCTATGCCGAAACAGGCTTGGCGCGCATGGGCCGTTACATGGTGGACACGGTTGAGGTGTCAGGGCCGCCGGATTCCATCGTGATCAAGGGCAAGGCCAGCGACATGCGCGGCAGCGGCAAGACCATCCGCAGCGGAAGCTGGGAGGACGTGCCGCTGTCGAAGATCGTTGCGGACATTGCCGCGCGAAATGGCTGGCAACCGGTGTGCCCGGTGTCGACCAAAGTGCCTCGCGTCGACCAACTCAACGAGTCCGATTTTAATTTCATCACCCGGCTGGCCAAGCAGTACGACTGCACGGCCAAGGTGGCCGACGGCAAGTTGCTGGTAATGCCGCGCCAAGCCGGGCAGACCGCAAGCGGCAAGGCCTTTGGCGCTGTCACTCTGACAAAAAGCGACCTCAGCCGCTGGCAATTCAGTCTCGGCGATCGCAACTCCCACAAGTCGGTTTCGGCCAAGCATCAGGACAAGAAGACCGGCCAGCTTGCTGTCGTCAACGTCGATAACGACGACTCGCCGGACGGCCTGCCGGCGGTGCATACCGATCGGCATATCTATCCGAACGAGAGCGCGGCCAAGGCGGCCGCTAAAGCCCGTCTGGCGGCGTTCAACCGATCGACCGCTGACGTACGTTTTGAAATGCCAGGGCGCACGGACATCTTCGCCGAGCGGCCAATCATCGCCCAGGGTTTCAAGGTCGGACTTGATGGCGAGTACCTCGCCGATTCGGTGGAACAGGTCTTCACCCAATCCGGCTGGTCGACGACGGTCGAGTGCAATGCCGGCAAGGAAGGTAAGAGCAAGAGCAAGAAAAAGAAGGGCGCCAAGCCGCCGCTGAAGGTGGTCAACGTCGAGAAGCAGTAACCCAACCCGTCGCCGCCATCGAGCGGCTTTTTTGTGTCTGGAGTGTTTATGTCGATCACGGAGCAACAGCTACAAACCATCATGCCGAACGCCCGCCGCCAAGCGGGCGTTTTTGTATCCGCCCTAAATGCTGCCATGGCGCATCGACAGATCAACACGCCGAAACGCCAAGCCGCGTTTCTGGCGCAAGTCGGCCACGAGTCGGGACAGTTGCACTATGTACGGGAACTGGGCGGTGACCAGTACCTGAGCAAATACGACACCGGCAACCTGGCTGCGAAACTGGGCAACACCCCGGCAGCGGATGGTGATGGCCAGCGCTATCGAGGTCGGGGACTAATACAGGTGACCGGCCACGACAACTACCTGCGCTGCAGCTTGGCGCTGTTCGGTGACGAGCGATTGCTGCGCACGCCTGAACTGCTGGAGCTGCCGCAGTGGGCCGCCGAGTCGGCCGCATGGTTTTGGTCGGTGAATGGGTTGAACAAACTGGCAGATCAAAACGAATTCAACGCCATCACCCGCAAGATCAACGGCGGCCTCAATGGTCTGCAGGATCGTCTGGAGCTATGGGGGCGGGCGAGGGCGGTTATATGCGTCTCGTAGAACTGATACCAGCGCCGTATCGGCTATTGGTCATAGGACTGATGCTGGCCACCTTGGCCGGCGGATCTGCAGCCGCTGCCTGGCAAATGCAGGACTGGCGCTACGGCAGTCGCCTCAGTGAACAGGCTCTGTTGCACAGCGAAATCGTCAACCAACTGAACGTGGCCACGGCCGCGCAGCAGAGTGCCGAACAAGAAAAACGTCTCGCGCTTGAGCAGCGCTTGGCAACCAGTGAACAAACCCATTACCGAGCCTTGAGCGATGTACAACGTAATCAAGGTCGCCTGCGCGACCGCCTTGCCACTGCTGATCTGCGCCTGTCAGTCCTACTCGATGCCACCACCGGCGCCGGCAACGGATCGTTGTCAGCCACCACCGCCACCGTCGGCGTGGTTCATGGCTCCACAAGAGCCGAACTTGACCCAGCGCATGCTCAACGAATTATCGGCGTCACCGATGACGGCGACCGGGGGCTGATTGCCCTCGCGGCCTGTCAGGCGTATGTGAAAACTATTATTGGAGCTGACTACTCAGCGGAGTAGGCCTCTGTCGAGCTTTATAGGGTTATCGTATTGAGATGTTCGTGAAGCTTTAGCCAGGAACTCATGTAAGAACGCCATGCAGGTGCACGCAATCAGTACGCATGTAACACTTGCGGTAAGCATTATGTAATCACCTTTTGTCAGCGTGATGATGCTAGTGAATAAACCCAGGCAAAGGACTCCAATCATCGCTCCGCCCCCTGTTCGTAAAATGGTCAAAAAACTAGTTCCAACCTCTGTCATCATTTTATGGATGGTGACGAGTTTTTTCTGTGCATTTTCTGAGATGAAACGCATGCCGAATCGAATTGCGGTTGCGATGCAGTAAGGGATTAATAAGAATCCCGCATAATCTATTAATGATCCTATTGCCAGTAACCCACTAACTATGTCGTCAAGCTCCTTTGGGTTTCGTGTGTAAATAATAACTGGTATTGCCCCGAGGATGACTGATATGAAAAATTCATAACGAATCTTTTTTGCAATAATAATGAATGCAGATGCAAAGCCGTCTTTGTGTTTTGTCATTTTCATTAATGATAGTTAATTGAGACACTTTTAATAAAGAAGCGATCGGGTAAAGATGCGTCAACATCCTTCCCGATCGCTGTCCCCGCAGATGGTCCCTGCAAGTCCAGCCAAGGCTTCCGCTCCGTGCACAAAGCGCGGCGAGCCTAGCACCTGTTTATCCATACAGTAAAGGTCTTGCTTTCATGTCTACTCCCATCATCCCTTGGATGGGCGGCAAACGCCGCCTGGCCGACCGCCTCATTTCGCTTTTTCCGCCACACGAATGCTACGTTGAAGTCTTTGCCGGCGGTGCCGCGCTGTACTTCATGAAGCCTCAGCCATCGCCCGTCGAAGTCCTCAACGACATCAATGGCGACCTGGTCACGCTTTACCGCGTCGTGCAGAACCACCTCGAAGAATTTGTGCGCCAATTCAAATGGGCGCTCAGTTCGCGACAGGTGTTCGAATGGCAGAAAATGACCCGCCCCGAAACACTCACCGACATCCAGCGCGCCGCCCGTTTCTTCTACCTGCAGCACCATGCCTTTGCCGGCAAGGTCTCCGGTCAGACGTTCGGCACGGCGACGACTGCCCCAGCCATCAACCTGCTGCGGATCGAGGAAAACCTCTCGGCCGCTTGGCAGCGTCTGTCTGGCACCTACGTCGAAAACCTCCCATGGCTTGAATGCGCTGAACGCTACGACCGTCCACACACCTTCCACTACATGGATCCGCCTTACTGGCAGACCGCCGGCTATGGCGTGGACTTTCCGTTTGAAAACTACGAACGGATGGCCGACTTCATGCGCCGCTGCAAAGGCAAGGTGATGGTCAGCATCAATGATCATCCGGATATCCGCCGTGTATTCGCAGGCTTTTATTTCGAGACACTGGACATTCGCTATAGCAACACCAATCAACGCCAGAGCAAAGCTGAGGTCAGCGGCGAACTGGTGATCATGAATTGGGAGCCGGAATCATTGGGAGGGCTGTTCTAGAATATTTCGAGCATCTCTAATAGCAAGTTGTCGCGATTAGGATTGACGGTCGCAAGAGTGTTGGAGTTCGAATCTCTCCTTCACCGCCACATTCAGTAAACGCAAACCCCTGATTTTCCTAGAGAAATTCGGGGGTTTGTGGTTTTTGGCGTCTAAAAAAAGGCCATATGGGACTGAGATGGGACTGGGGCGCCATTTTGGTGCGCAAAATGGCGGGCGACTGACTATCGCCAGCGATCCGATGAACTAGGCTTCTGCGAACCGAACTCCAAGGAAGGCTGCTATGCCAAATAACTCAGATGCCAACATTGCTACGGCAGATGCTCTGACATTGCTCCTGCATAACCAGCATGCCCTGGGAGCGGCGATGGAAGAGATTAGCCATTGGATTTCAGGGGCTGGCGCAGACGTTGTTGCCGAGAATGCCATTGCAGCTTTGGAAACACTGGATACAAACGCAGCAGCGATTACAGATGCGATTATGCGACTGCGGCAGTCCTAGGTCTTTTAGCCTGCTCTCAAGGTCGGCCATCGACTGATTGGCGTCAGTCGCGATAGGAAGCGCTGACCCAGAACAGGTAGTCCATCAGGCGACTTTCGGCTGAAATTAAAAAGCCCGCGTGGGCGGGCTCGGGGGGGGTGTCACAATAAACGACGCTGTTCCTTCAGCTGAATTCGAGTCTAGAAGAATTCTGTGAAGCCGCAAGTTGACCTATTCTTCCAAGCAAATTTCTAATATGACACCCACTACAAACCACTAGCAGCTGAGCAGCTCCTCCCCACATGGTTCGTTGTAGTATTCCATATCAAACGGAACTGAGTGAGGAGCTTCGCGTGGATCACGGCCATCCAAATATGAGTGAAGTCAAAGGGAACACGATCGGTGCGCGCCTTCGAGAAGAAAGGATTCGGCTGAAAATGAGCCAGCAGCATTTTGGTTCCGCAGGCGGGGTGAAAACTGATGCTCAATACAAATATGAGTGTGGGTTCCGCGTACCAAGAGCGGACTATCTCGCAAAGATTTCCACGATCGGCGCTGACATCTATTACGTCGTGACCGGCAATCATCTACCGGGTAATGCCGTTACTGATTAAGCTGAAGGCATTCAGTTTCCGCTTCGCCGCGACTTGGATAGTCTTTTTTAAGCCTGCGTTTTTCATCGTTGTCATAAATATCGAAACCAGTCGGTGCGGTATTGCAGTAAAAGCGAGCGCCTTGTCGTATCGCACCCATCTCCTTTGGAATCGCAGGTATAACAACGAATCTTGGGGGCATCGAGGCGTCCTCACTGATAGCGCTCAAGTAATAGTGGCTATGGGCTAGAACAGCAAGCATTTTTAAGGCGATTCCGATGAGAAGGCAGATGCTGCCTGTTCATCACCTGCCCGCTCCTGGACCATTGCGGCCGTTGACGACCGGTGCGTTGAATTCCGCCCTATGTTCAATCGGCCCCCACACCTGGCCCAGGTGTGGGGGCCTTTTTTTCGCGCTACGGAAACCAGGCCCCAGGGGGCTGGTCTACCATTACCTGAGCTGTTGGTTTTCTCACAGACGCCCACTGACTCGCTTAGGAGCTCGACTCATGTCTCACGTCTTTGAAGGCTTAGCCACCGTCGCGGGGATCGCCCGCTACGAGGGCCAGCCGCCGACCGAACTGACGACCCTCGAATGCCCGGTGCGTTTGAGCAAGGTCGGCCCCGACCGCACCCGCGTCGAGCTGGCGCACTTTCTGGAAGGCCCCAAGGACGCCAACATGCTGCGGGTGATCCTGCCCGACGGGCTGATGGTGCAGGGGCTGATCGCTGAGGGCAGCAACCAACCGCTGGGCGGCTGGTTGCTGATCGAGGTCGAACACGGCGAGCTGGGGTTTGCGTCGCCGGCGGACGGCACCGGTGCGGACGGCGATGCGTATGGATAAGGCCCTGTTGGCGCTGAACCTGCCGAACGCGGTGGAAGTGCAAACCCTGAAACTGCTGCACCAAATCGAGCTGGCGCACACGGCGGACGATCTGTTTCGCGCCAGTGATCGCGCCGAAGGTTTTGTGCTGGGCTTTGAGACGGTCAAGGTACTGAACGCGGCCAGTATCGAAGGCTTGTACAAGACCTTCGAGGCGGCCGCCACGGCGCGGCGTCAGGAGCACGAACAGTGATCGGCGAAGGCATTCGCGAAGAGGTGTTGCGCGCGCTGATTGAGCAACACGCCGTGCGCGAATGCCTGGTGGCCCGGATCGCCGGTGGTCCGGACTGGGGCCTGTCGATCCGCCTGGGCGGCAGCGGTGCACGCTGGGTGCCGGTGCGCTCACGACGTGAGTCGCTGCGCACCTGGGCCAGCTTGACCGCCGTGGGGCGCTTTGCCGACAGCGTCGGCCTGAACGGATTCAGTGTTGAGCTTTAAGCGGTAAGTGGTTGAAGGCGACGGCACCATCCCCACGACATTAGGACCTGCCCACATCCAAAGTCTGGATAGAGATTCCAACCCCTTCCAAGATCACCACAAGCCGGTTCAAGCCATAAAACAAGAGCATCTGCGCTCAATCGTTCGGTTCCTAGCGATCTATTGCGGCTTCCGATGTGCCCTAAATTTGACCTAATCGACATTGTGATTTCACCGATTAATGCAAAGCCTTCGAAGATGCAGCCTTTCTGGCGCTAGCAGCTTTCGGGGGATTAACGACCGAAGCGTCGACACTGCCTTCCTCCCCATCTTTCGCAAGAACCAACGTGACGCCCGACACTGCTATGGTTAAGCCAGGCAACCTTGATCCGGTCGAGTCTTTCGGCGCAACGCTCGTACCATCGCCGCTGAAGTGCATAGTCAATCCCCACCAACCAGCGTGGATTTTTTTCTCTCGCAGCAGTGCGATGATGAGATCGTGAATCGAGAAGCTCTGATCATTGCTTGGCATGCAGTAGTCCTGCTTTTGGATGATTGCGTTTGGGAAGGATAGTCACGTACCTGCATCGCTGGGATATCTACTCCCATTTTGCCGAAAGCAGTCTCATAGGGCTGGCTGCTTTCGGCCAAAAGCGGTCAGTCGCAGCTGGCAGCGTTCGGTCACGCAGACGTTCATGACCTATCCTTTCCAGCCTAAAGCACCGTTGTCGATTGCCCCATCCGACATCGACTATCGGAATTCAATGTAGTATCGAATCCTGATCACCGCGTAATATTGGTCCAGCGAAGGAAGGAACGCCAAATGACGAGATGGATCCAAGAATTCGAACAATATCCTTTTAAGGCGACGTGGGCGTTGCTAATGGAAACTGTCGCGTCTATGGACGTGGATGATCAGACTGTAATGACGACAGTTGAAGAACTTGCGAGACTTAAAAAGGTGCTCGTGTTTGTCGACAGTATCATTGCTAATGCTGATATGGAGCTTACGCCCAAATCAGTGTGGGCGAATTGCCTCAGCCAGTCTGAAGCATGTTTGCAACAAGCTCGATCATATGAAAGTAATCGAAATGTTGCATATCTCATCCAGGCAAACGAACACGCCGATAATCTTTTGACATATGTTCGGCCGTATATGATTCTCCCACAACAAGCTTTGGAAGCATTTGGTAAAGCTGAGCGAGCTTTTGTTAATCAAATCTCGCAGTATGTAAAGTCTTTCCAAGAACAGACCCAAAAGGTGCAGGTTCGAATTGAAACCGCCTTGAGTGCTGCTGTAAACCAACAGCAGCAAATTGCGGATATTGAAAGTCGAGCAAAGCAGTTTGATGAGTATCTCTTCGAGGGTGTAGATGGAAATAACCCAGCAGAGAAATACGTCAAGGAGATGGTGTTCGACATTAAAGAAAAACAGGATAGAGTAGAGATTCTGTACAAAACGCTTTTCGAAGGTCCTGAGTCAACTTATGAAAAAATCAAAGTATTTAAAGAAGAAGCAGAAAAAACACACCGCTCAATGAATAAGATGATTAATTCAGCATTAGCGAGAGATGAAGAAATAGAAAGATTCTATGAGCGCATTTTTGGGCGTCAAGCTGCTGATGGCGAGGAAGTCCAAGAAGTCGGACTAAATCGCGAACTCGATTTACGGCTACAGCAGTTAACTGATCACGAAGAGCTACAAACTAAACGCCAGGAAGCACTATTCGTCAGTATAGAATCGTTGCTACCCGGCGCAACTAGCGCAGGACTGGCATCTGCTTACAAAAAGATCAAGGACAAATTCAATATACCTATCATTGGATATACAATAGCATTTTATGCCGCGATGCTGACGTTATTTTTAGGTGGGTTGACGATCGTTTCAGAAAACATAAATCTGTCACCTTTTCATTTTGAATTCGTAAAAACGAGCACTTGGGAGGAAATGATACGAACGCTCTTGACCAGAGGCCCAATTATTTTGCCTGTGATCTGGGTCGCTATATTTTCAGCAACTCGCCGTAGTCAATATGAGCGTCTTCAGCAAGAGTATGCTCATAAAGAGGCGTTTGCGTCTTCTTACGAGAGCTATAAGAATCAGCTCCAAGCGCTCCAAATTGACGCAGATGTTTTACAGAAAGAATTAATTGCCAGAGCAATTGAAGCGATCTCGTTTAATGCTTCAAACACACTGGATGGTAAACACACTGAGAAAATGCCCATTCATCGACTACTTGAGAAGTTCAGCCTAGAAGAACTTAAGAAATTGGTTGAGCTAGCGAAAAAAGAATAACAAAGTCGAATTGAGTAAAGCGAGCCTGTTGTTGCCCTGCGCGATTTTTAAATAAGCCATTAACCTTAACTTCGGAATCTAGCTTGGAGCTCACATGAGTCAACCCGGCACCATGAAGGAAGCGCTTCCATTGAGCGAAGCGATTTTATCGGAAATTGAGCTGAGTCAGTCTCCGTTAACGTCAATTGCGCTGAAAGCCAGTAGGCTCGCTAGGCTTTTGGGTGACTTCGACCAGCAACAGATCATGATGTATGAAGCAAGTGGATACCCCAAGACCCCAAAGGGTATTGAGGCGAGCGTTTGGCGCCTTGCAGCATTAGCAGGCAGAATTTATAAAGAGATCAGAGAGGAAAAGGAAAAAGAGTACTGCAAATGCGATTCCTTGGAGCAGTTGGAGCTCGAAATGCTCACTGCCAAGGAGAACATTCTTGCGGCGGCTGACGTTAGTATGTCGATCTCATCTGCCAACCCCAAACAGTTTGTCTCCAACCCAACAGGCAACGGGCGCGAAAGAGCGGCTTTACGCGAAACCATCAGTGACAGATCCAGGTGGCTATCGGCTCGTAGAGCTTACATTCACGCTTACGTAAGCTCCGTATACTTTGAGCTTAAGTTCTCTTCGATACCGAGCGATATATTCGAAAGAACAAGATCGAAAGTCGACAAAAAAATTGGTGAATTGGTCCCTGGAGCAATCAGAAAATTCTCTGCAGTTTACGAGAACTTAATTTCAGAAAATGATGAAGATTGGGCGAATGCCGTGCATAGCTGCCGCCGGATACTTCAAGAAACTGCAGATGGGGTTTATCCGCCTAGGGCAGACAAGGAAGTAGCTGCAGGCGGAAAGCAAAAAATAATTAAGCTTGGTCCAGATAATTACATAAATAGATTAATTGCTTATGTTGAAGAAAATTCCGATTCGGATCGCTTCAACGAAATCGTCGGATCTCATATGCGATATTTGGGTGAAAGACTAGACTCCATTTTTCAGGCCGCCCAGAAAGGATCTCACCACGTGATCTCTTCACAGGATGAAGCTGATCGTTACGTTATTTATACTTACCTGGTAATAGGCGATATTCTTCAACTAAAAAATGAAGTTGAGAAGGGGGCAGTAATTGACTCAGTTTGACTACTGACTCATACCGCTTTCCTTTCAAAGACCATTTGGAGCGGACTGAACCCTATCTTCACGTTAGTCAGTGACTGCAATTGGCCGAAAGGAGCCACTCACTGGCATCGATCATGGATCGGAGTTATGAAAAATATTACAATATTTATGTTCCTGTAGTAAAAAAACGCAGCAGCTCTGGCGGAGTACTGACCGCTCTTTTGCCTCTCTGGCTGCAGGTGGATGGCATCCTCCGACAATAGAGCTCGATGCCGTCTGTCGGTACGTGGCAGACGACACATCACGCAGCACAAGAAATCGCCCGTCCGGGCAAAAAGGCTGTGGCATCGACCTGCCATCGTCTACATTGAGCGCGCTGGCCCCTTGACCTTGGTGAATAATACATGGATGACGTCTACAAAATCCTGATTGCTGCAGTGGTAGGCTTCGCGCTTAATCCGGTTACAGAAAAAATCAAATTGAGCATCGCCGCACGCGACAACAAAAAGAAAATAATAAACAAACTAAATATAACTAAAGATATGCTCTCCAACGCCATTAGCACGCTCAATAGAACATGCAGCCTACGGGAAACATACATTAGTCAGAACGACCATAATCATTCGGGATTTCTCCTTTCGTTCATAAAAACCCCTAGCCTCCATGACGATTTTGAGAAGTGCTATCTATCACTAAGCAAAGAGCAGAGAAAAATTATTGAAGTGGTTATTTACGGACTAGTGCATGTAGCCAAGCTTGAAAGTAAAGCCGAGAAGTTTGATGAAAGCCTAAAAGACGTTTTGAACGAAACAAGGTACACCGACATAAAAGAAATAAAGGCGGCTCACGATAGGTATTACAAACGAATTCTTGCATGTGAAAAAGCCATGCTTTACTCGCTTGTAACCATACGAAAAAATCTTGAGCTAGCGATTCATGATAAACCACAGCAAAATACCGATGCTGAAAATTTTGCCAGTACCAGCGAAGAGCTTGGGATAAGTTTCAACCTATCTTGGTGGCCACATCTTCACCCCGAGCAAAACCTCTCACCGACTGACATCACAGACGTTGACCGAATCTGACAGTGGTGGCCCGGTATGCTGAATAGCCCCAAGTTTCGTAGATACCCGACGGCCGCTTTTGGCCGTATGCAGTCGCATGGGAACGTCCGCTTTTGGCCGAAAGCAGACCTGGTGGGTGCTTGTCACATGTTGCGAATGGCTTCGTCCGCTTTGAGTACGAACTCAAATCCTATTCCCACCTTCTTCAGTGTCTCCGCAACGCGGTCAACGAAAAACTCGGCTTGCTCTGGTAGTTCGTACAGTCCGTTGATGCGGATGATCGGCAGCTTACCTTTAGATGGCGGGTAGCTTTCCAAGATTTCGCCGCTTTCGATAAAGGCGATGTAGGTATTGATTTTCTCTTGAAGCAACAGCAGGTGTTCGCCTTGTTCGGCTTTGTCGCCCCATTTGAGATGGTCCGTAATAACCAGAATTACGTTATTCGGCTCCCACTCTGGTACCGCAATAATATCGACGACTTTCGTTTCTACGATGGACATGTCTGCTCCCTCAGAGGGGTGGGTCAGGCCGAAGGATTTCGACTCTGGTGGGGGGAATCCGGCTGCCGCCGGGGAATCCCGGTTTGCCTTTCCCTACAATGGTTGCACCACTCTTCTCTATTTCTGGGAAGGCTGCTTTCTGATTTTTGGTCAGTGGTGCGGTATCAGATGATTTGCACTCAACACATGAGATTTCGCCGTCAGTATCGCGACCCATCATATCAATGCGAGTCTTAACTCCGCTGTCGGTTTTAACCGTTACCTCACGGGCGGCTTCCGGCTTGGTTTTGCTGTACTCGCCATAAGATTTTTCTTCAAAAGCCTTGCCCTGCTTCTTGTTGTTGTCCAACTGAACGCTGAGCACAATGTAGATTGGCTCGATCCCAGAGTCAGGGAACCAGATGATTGCATCTTGGAACTCGGGAGGATGAGCAGGATTCGCCAGGACCGTGTCAGATTGTTCAGTCGGCGGATATACCCAGACGGGTGGCAACTGTGGTGCGCCTTCCAGTGCAGGAATACCCAGTACACCGTCACCACTTGCCGCTGGCGTCCAAGTGAGCCCAATCCCGTTGCCGATGTCAGCAACATATGTCTCACCGAATTTATCGCCCTTGATGACCGGAACGTCTTCCCAATCCGGCTTACCGCCCGTGTAGAAGCCATAAGCGTTAACGGAGCCATCCGGTAGCGTCTTCACGTTGACACGCACACGGGTTCGGCCAGTTTCAAGCATTGCGTATTGATCGTTCTTGTAGAAGGCGCTGTCTGGGGAAATACTGGTGTTCGGTATCAGCATCCCTACGAAGCCCGTTACGAGGCCCGCACCAACAAGGCTTGATCCCTTCAGCAGACCCAGTGATAGCGATCCGCCAAGACGTTGAGCAATTGCACTGCCAGTAGTAGAACCGCCCACCAGTTGCAGTGGGGTGCCTTGGGTGGAAATTGCTGCCCCAGTCCCTAGCACAGCCCACAGCCCGTAGTCGGCCAATTTCTCTATAGGCACAAACCCGGACTGGTTCTTGTGATCGATTACACCGTCTGGGAGGTTGCAGCTCTTGGCGAATACACAGCCCATGGTGTCGGGCTTGGCTTCTGGTTCCGGTGCCAGATTTTTGTATTCGGCCCAGCGCTGGGCGTGGATATCGACTGGCTCGCCGCCGCTATAGCGAAAGCCTTTCGGCGGGTTGGGAACGTAACCGCTCATGCAGCATCCTTGTTCGTCCTTGGAGATCCCCGGCTTGAGACAGGGGCGGAATAACGCTAACGGGAAGCACTAGCGCAGGCTCTAGGACAATTCCTATGAGCAGCGCTGACTTACCTGTTCCATGTCATTGCAGGGGCGGATGGTAACCGCACTAACGTGAGGTTTTGAATGATGGCCCTTTGCGCACTCGGTGCCTTCGGGACGAAAGTTGGCTTCTTGTTGCCATGGGGCGAAAATGGGGCAAATCATACGCCAATTCATGCCATTCAATGCCAAACATGCGCTTCTGCATGGGGTGGGAATATGCGTTGAACCTCAATAAAGACGTGGGTTTGAGGCCTTACGAGCGAAATACTCCAACACAATCGGGGTGTGGGAGGACAGGTCTGAAATAGCTTTATTCATCAGGGGTTTAGCTTTACCGGTAAAAGTGACGAGGCAAAAACGGGTTGGTTCGCATCTTCAAAATGGCGAGTGTTTGCCAGCGATGCGGCCCGTGGGTCGATTCAGTGGGGCTGAGTATGAAGTTTTTTTGAGGTGGATGCAGCAACGCGCCGCCGCTTGGCCCGGCATTGTGTCCTATAGTGCCGAAAAGCTATCGAATCATCAGAATGCGTGGGTTGTAGGTCAGTCGAGGAAGCAGCGTGGAACAGTCTGAAGGCATCGGCTCTGGATGGACATCGAGCGATTGCCATTACGATGCGGAAAAAATGACCCTCACTCGGGCAGGGCAATCAGCCTGTCTGGGCAGCAATGAAAGTGACTTGTTGCTTGCGCTGATTACTGGCGTTACCGATAAGGAACAACTGATATCGCGGGTCTGGGGCGAGCGTGGGCTGGTGATTTCCGACAGCAGTTATTACAAGACACTGCACATGCTTCGCACGCACTTCGCTGAAGTCGGTTTGCCAAGGGATAGCCTCAAAACCCTGCCGCGCCGTGGCGTGGTGTTGTTGTCTGAGATTCGATTGGTCAGCGCCGAGCTGGCGGAGCCTGAATCCGAGAGTGCGGCACCAGCGCCTGACGAGCCGGTGTTTAACATAGTGACGCAGCCGTCGCGCCGCTACTTGCGCTTTCTGTTGCCAGCGCTCGTTGTGCCAGCGATTGCACTCCCGCTATTTTACGCCTGGTTGAATTTTAAGAAACCCGCCGATCTGGAAGAGTGGAAACTTATCTGGCAAGAGGGCGAGGCGAAGTTATATGTGGAAGAAAGTGAAAAGATGTCCAAGGACGAAATTGTGAAAGCACTCGGCGAATTCGAGCCGCCGATTGTGTTGTCCGATACCAATTACTATGTACGAAAGCCACTCTCCCAGTTACTGATCAAGTGCATCAAGCCGGAAAGCAAAGGGGAGGCCATATGCGTGAATTACCAGCTCGTTGGCAAAAAATAATCGCGCTTTCGGCCTTCGCTTCGGTATTGATTTTCGCTGTGTTGCTGATCCGTTATTTCTATCTGAGTAATCGCGATATTCCCCGTGCACCGTGTTTTGCCTCCATCGATTTTGTCCACACCCATGACCACAAAGTTCGCTGGCATGGCGTCGGTGACATGACGATCGATCCGAAAGAAGGCGCCCTCTATGTGTATTACGTGGTGAAAACCCCCGAAGGCAAAGTTTTTACCTATGATCGCAAGTTCGACATAGCCCTAACGCATCTGGACACTTCCAGATTCCTGTTCAAGACACGATCGATTGTGAAGTTCGATTCAGACAGCGCCGGAGATGAACTGCCATTTATGGAACGAGGATTCCAAGGCGGTATGGTGACCTTCAATTACTTCTCCGATGCCGAGTATTACTACAACATCAACAATCTCATCAATGGCGTCTGCCACGTCCCGCGCTAGCGATCACCTTCGGGCGCAAGGCCCCGGAATGACTAAGTAAGACTGAGTAAGATGCCAGTAAGGCCCTTTCCGGCCTGCGTTGTTACTGTGATTCGAGTCAATACAACAGCCTTTGCGACTGTCCCTAAGAGTCAGCGCAGCACGGCTGTTTTCCTTGTCTTGAAGAATACGACGACATTTAGGGTATTAAGAGGTTATTACAAATGCTCTGGTTTTGCGTGCGCAGTGCTCATGGCGTTCAGGCTCCGGCCTGGAAACGTTCCATTGCAATCAATAGAGACGGTACTGTCTTTGTCGCAGCAGCGATTGGTGGCAAGGAGAAACAAGTCAGTATTTCCACGTTAACGGACAAAACACCTGTGCTGTTATGTTTTGATCATGTTTATGTGCCGATGGCGTGGATGATTGAGCACTTTCCACTGTGCAAGGCACGCTGTCGCGATATGGTTTCAGCGGCGCTGTCCGGTGTCCAGAAAACCTTGAATAGTCGAGATGCCTGGAATCGCATCAGTTATTTTTGCGGGCGCTCTGGCGAGAAGTGTTACTTGGGGTTGGTTTCATGAGATTGAATCTGTTCTGGGGTCTGTCTCTGGCTGTGGGCTGCGTCTTAATGATTGATCGCTCATTTGCCGATTCCCGGGAAAGTTGCGCCCAGCGCCGCGCTGAACTTCTTCGGCAAATAGATCTCGCAGAGGCAACGGATAATGTTTATCGCAAGACCGGCTTGGAACAGGCGCTGGCCAATGTTGAGCGTTACTGTCTCGAGCCCTCTGCAGAGGATGACCACGAAAGGGCTATTCAGAAGGCCGAGGCCGAAGTTCGGCGCAGACAAAACCATCTGAAAGCTGCGCGTCAGTACGGCGATGTGAAAGTCATCAAGAAGCATGAGGCCAAACTCGAACGGGCCGAAGCCAAGCTGAAAAGGCTGGTGAATGAGTAAGGGATTGGTCGGTTATTTATCGTTTAACGTTGGAAACTTAATATGAAAAGCGTACTTGTCTTTGCTTCAGTCTTTACAACTGCCGTGCTGCTTTCCGGCTGCACCGCCACCGACTGGGTGCACGCCGCAGGCGGCATCATGGGCGCCAAGGACGATTATCAGAAAAAAGCCAGGAACGATCGGCTCAAGCGCGCCAACGCGGCGGCACGTCGAGTCAAAGGCTGAACTGGTGAGGCGCGTAGTGGACAGTTGATCCGCACAAGCGCGGTTCACTCGCCGGCGAGGGTAAAAGTGCGTCGTACCACGACGCTTTTTACCCTTTCGCGACTTTCAAGCCACGGCAAATCGGGATTTGAGGTTGCGCGACAATTTCTCGCCGTGCCTTCTCATCGGGTTTTCGATGTAGCGGTAGTTGAATTCGGAAAACAACAAAGTGACTGCGACAAAAACACCGATATACAACGCCGTGTATCCACCGTCGAAAGGCGTTGGCTGAGTGTCGCCAGGTGCGGCAAAGAACCAGTGCCTGACCAGCGACAGCGCAATGACGTGCGTCAGGTAGATGGCGTAGGAGCGCGAGCCGATGTAGTTGCACAAGGCAGCCAAGGCGCGGTTGGGCGTCAGATAATCCTTGTTGTAGCTCGCGACCCAGACCAGCAAACCTGAGCCGACAGCGGTCAGTCCCATGGCGAAGGGCAGGGGCGGGTTAGGAGCAGTCAACGCGGCAAGGAGCCAGATCATCGCCGCCAGTAACAGCACAACCACTGCCTTGTTTTTCAGGAAGGTTGGTTCCAGGCGCTGATAACTTTCGCTGCCGTGCCACAGGGCCAACAGCACGCCCAGGGAAATGGCGTCGGTACGGAACGCCCACAACTCGGGCGTAGGGCGAATCAGTTGCCGGGTCAGAAAGAACTGCGCCAGGAATACCGCAATGAATACTGCAGGCATCCAGCGCCGACCGGCCAGCACCGCAATGATCGGCAGCACCAGATAAAACTGGTTTTCCAGGGAAAGGCTCCAGTAAATCCCGGCATCACCCAGCGTACCGGTGTCTCGGCTGACGGCGTACACCACATTCATGTACTGCAAGGCAGCGGCGAGGGCGGAGTGGACGAAAATCTCCAACTGCAAAAACACCCCTTTGCCGCCATACAGATAAGACAGCAACAGCGATACCGCAATCCAGAACAGGGCCGATGGCATCAGTCGCCAGAACCGCCTGACCCAGAACGGCACGCACAACTCCAGCAAGTCACGAAAGCTGCGGCTGGCCGGAATCTCACTGGCAATCGATTTGGTAATGATGAACCCGGAAACGCAGAAGAAAATATCCACGCCGTAGCCGAATCGGTAGTCCGCCAGCACGTTCCAGTAGAGCGATTGCGGGGACAGGATCAAGGCAATGTGGGCGAAGATGACAAGGACAATCGCCAGCGCACGCAACGCTTCAATGTCGCTGTTCTTGCGCTGTTTTACATGGGGTGTGGTCATGGTTGGCTCAGTATTGATCGATCGCTCGACTGTCCAGTCCTGCTGGCTGGGCCACAGGCGACAGTTGCTTGTTCCGGGCTGAAATCGTTTCAGCGTCGAATCTGAAGGAGGCTGGATTTAAATAAGATTGTTCTGATGGACTTGTAGGAAGTTTCCTAGTTGGCGCTAGGTTACCACGGCTTATTGGGACGTCGCAGCCGTGAAACGATTGGGTGCCGATGAGTCTTTATGCGTTATTTATGCAAATCAGCATTTGTGTTCGCAAAAGAGTTCAAGCACTATGCGCGTTATGCAAAAACGCAACGTATCCTCCGTCTTAAGAGCACTGCTCGACCAGCACGGGATCTCCCCTACGGAGCTCCACCGTCGCACCGGCGTGCCTCAATCCACTCTCTCGCGGATTCTCAGCGGGAAGATCGTCGATCCCTCGGATAAACATATCTCGAAGATCGCCGAGTACTTCGCCGTGAGCACCGATCAATTGCGCGGGCGCGCTGATGTTGCGCCATCGGCCGGAGCCGCGCGTGATGACGTACACGCGGAACTCAAGGACATAATGCTGTGGGACGACGATACGCCGGTCGATGATGACGAGGTGTCGGTGCCGTTCCTTCGCGAGGTTGAATTGGCAGCAGGATCAGGAAGATTCGTCATCGAAGAGAGCGAGCGCTCTAGCCTGCGCTTCGGCAAACGCAGCCTGCGCCATAACGGTGTGCAGTTCGACCAGGCCAAATGTGTGACGGTGCGTGGCAACAGTATGTTGCCGGTGCTGCGTGATGGCGCCACCGTCGGCGTCAACGCCGGCAAGTGCGGCATCGGCGACATCATTGATGGCGACCTGTACGCAATCAATCACAATGGCCAGTTGCGTGTGAAGCAACTCTACCGCTTGCCTACCGGCATTCGTCTGCGCAGCTTCAATCGCGATGAGCACCCGGACGAGGACTACAGCTTCCAGGAAATCCAGGAGGAGCAGATCGTCATCCTCGGTCACGTCTTCTGGTGGGGCATGTACGCCCGCTAATCACACCGACTTCAGATAAGCCCGCCAATCGGCGGGTTTTTTTTCGCCTTGATGAAACCGCCAAACCCTTGAGCTGCGGGGCTTCCATGCATCTGCGCATTTGCTATGCATAAATAAATGCATTTACGCATTGACTGTATATGCATACATGCATATTCTTGCCACCAAGCCGCTCGACAAAGCGGCTGGCAAGAAAGCTCTTTAGTTCCACAAGAACAGGCAGCGATGAACCGGCCTCAACGGTTCAGAGGGTTGGCAACTGACCCGGGTGTGCAGCGTAAAGCACCAGAAGCAGTTATCCGGCGGGCAGGGACCGCGGTCGGAAAAACAATTTGAATGGACTCGTACCGCGCCAGTAGCGCCGAACAGTCAGCTTCCTTCTTGAACACAGGATTGGAAGGAAGGCGAAGGAGCGCATTACTGAAAAGCCCGGTGTGCAAGCGCCGGGCTTTTTGGAATGCCTGCCAGGTTTCATCACTGTTAAACGGCGACGTTCAAGGAAGTCTGAACGTTTCCCCCCTCCCACCGAGCAGACCTGACGTTACTAAGCCGAATAACAGCAGTGGTAACTGCTGCATATGGGCGCCAACCGGCCGTAGAAAGAGATCGTTTTCTCGGCTCCTGAAACGCCTCCCAGGCGTGATGAACGCGTTGAAGTTAAACGCACCGCAATGACAGGACGGCGGAATTTTCAAACGTCGTCCGGTGAATCTCGAGGAATGAAAAATGAAACGATATGTATGCATCGGCACCGTCTACCAAACGGCCTTCTCGATTGTTTTTGAGATACAGGATTCAGATGAAGGCATGCCAACTACCAGCCCGGCCGGCAGTTCGGGATACTGGATCGAAGTATCGGCAGACACAGTCGTTCAAGTGGGCTGGAAGGTTGACCCTTTTATCGATGAGAACGGCAATTACCTGAGAATTTATACAGAGCCGACTGAGGCTGAATCTGAGGCGATTACCACTGCCCGTATGAAAGAGCGGTTTGATGACGCGGCGCGTTGGCTGCAATTCAATCCGTTGCAATACAAGCAGGATCTTGGCGTAGCGACGCCAGCGGACGAAGCGGCTTTGCTCGCTTATAAGCAATACGTCGTTGCCGTCAGTGAAGTGAAAAATCAACAAGGTTATCCATCCTCTATCACTTGGCCGGTCGCTCCTTTCTGATTTGAAAAAGCGAAGCATCAGTGTTTTTAACCGATCGATATCTAAGGGCCGGGCGCAGTGAAAGGTGCGATGCGCCGGAATTCACCCGCCTGATACCTGCAAACAAGGAGTGACGATGAATCGCTATGTTTTTATAGAGATGAGCAACCAGTATCCATTTTCCCGTGTTGCGGAGATTGTCGAGTCTGAGGACATGCCGCAAACCTCTCCACCGGGAATCTCGGGCAGTTGGTACAAGGTTGAAAATGACACCACCGTTCAAGTTGGCTGGAAGGCTACCTACGAGGCAATTGGTTGGAGCTATTCGGAGCTTGCTTATCAGGATCATGTCGATTTGGTCTCGTTGCGTATGCGTCAAAAGCTCGGTGCAGCCACCGGCTGGCTCGATCTGAATCCAGTGCAATACAAAGTGAACCTCGGCAGCGCCACGCCAGAAGAGGCAGCTGCATGGATTGCTTACCAGCAGTACTACGTCGCGGTTGCCGACGTAAAAAATCAAGCTGACTACCCGTACACGGTCAACTGGCCAGTCGTTCCGTTCTGATTGCAAAGTCGGATCAACGGACGAGAGCGCATTACTGAAAAGCCCGGCCCCGGCGTCGGGCTTTTCGGAATGCCTAACTCAAGAGAAACCGTTTGAACCCAACACTCATCATTCATCAATCACCTACGGAGGCGTGACATGACAAACGAGCAACAAGCGTTGGCGGACATGCCGATCTGGCTGGTCATCCTCCTTGCCGTTGTCGGTGGGGTATCTGGCGAAATGTGGCGCGCTGACAAGGAGGGCGCCCGTGGCTGGTCATTGCTCCGACGGCTGGCCCTGCGCTCCGGCGCCTGCATGATCTGCGGCGTGTCGGCGATCATGCTGCTGTATGCCGCCGGATTGTCGATCTGGGCTGCCGGCGCGTTCGGTTGCCTGACAGCAATGGCCGGCGCCGATGTCGCCATCGGTCTTTACGAACGCTGGGCCGCCAAGCGCATCGGCGTCTGCGAAGTCCCGCCGCGCGACCAGCCTTAACCCTGAATATGTTTCCGTGCCGCCCCAGGGCGGCAGGGCTGCGCGTGGACGATTGAAAAGGAGCTCATGTATGCCCACACCGATCCGGCAGCCGTCGCAACTGTTCACCGCCATCGCGACGACGCTGCCCAACACTGCCGGTCTCAGCCTCACTGTCGGCAGTTACGCCGATTTCACTGCACCGGGCGATCAGGCCTGGGTGTTGATCAACTTCGAGCGGAATGGACCTGGAGTGCGTGCCGCTGACGGGCGAATTGCTCATGTCATGACGGTGTCGCTGCAGGTCATCCCCGCCCTTTCCGCCAGCGCATTTGCAGCATGCGATCTGATTGCTGTGCTGAAAAACCTGATCACCGACAACCGCTGGGGCCTGCCCGCCGATCAATGCGATCTGCCGATCAACATTGATGGCCTGCCATCGCTGCTTACCCGCACCGAGCAGCAATACAGGACCTGGACCCTGACGTTCAACCAGACCCTCTACCTCGGCCCGACCTTGCTCGATGATCCGCTGGGCACGCCGAAATTCGCTCGCACCTGGGAAGTCAGCAACATCGACGACCCCGACCAATACACCGCGTTGGAGGCCTGAGATGTTCGATGGACTATTGCGCATGCAACTCGGACCGATCATCGAACGCCTGGCCGAGATGGAAGCGGAAATCGACGACCTGCACCGGCGCGCCGAAAGCTTCTGCCGGATCGGTATCTGCCAGACCGTCGACGCCACGAGCAATACCTGTCAGGTCAGTCACGGTGGGTTGCTCACGCCGGCGATCAAGTTTTTCAACCCCAGCGCTGGCGCACAAAGCGAGTCGCGGATTCCGACGGTGGGCGAGCAGTGTCTGCTGTTCAATTACGGTAGCGGCGAAAGCGGCGCGCAGAGCGTGGCATTGTTCGGCTTGAACAGTGACCGTTTTCCGCCAGCCTCCACAGTGCCGACGCTGACCCGTCGAGTACATCAGGACGGCAGCGAAAGCAGCTACGACGATGCTTCACACACCCTGCACTGGCTTAACGGCCCGGCGACTTTCAACGGCTCTCGCGAGTCACTGGAACTGAGTATCGGCCCGGCACGCCTGGCAATGACGCCACAACTGATCACCCTGCAACTGGGTGCAGTCGGCCTGACCATCGACGCTTCCGGCGTGCACTTCAGCGGCCCATTGGTCGATCACCAGGGCCGTGTCATCAGCCCCTGATTCAAGAGCCTCCCATGATCGGAATCGATAGAGACAGCGGGACCACGGTCGACGACTGGCTGCAGTTTGTGCAGCGTGCGACCCGGGCCCTGACTACGCCGCTGGGCACCCGGCAAAAAAGGCCCCTGTATGGCTCGTTGATCCCCTCGCTGCTGGGGCAGAACCTCGGCGACGACGTCCTGCTTCTGGCCCAGAGCCATGCGGCGCAGGCGTTCTATAACGCGCAGAACGGGATCAGCGATTTTCAGCCGCAAGTGATCGTCGCCAGCCGTCAGGGCGCCGGTCTGCTGTTGCGCTTCGCC